GGACATCCCGAACGCTGACGACCCCCGCGCTATCCGTCTGGGCGTGGCCGCCAATCGGGTAGCGGCGCTGAACTACGACCCCGACCCCGCGCTGCTGGCCGCGCTCGCGGGCGAGGTCGATTTGAGTGGGCTGTACTATGACGAAGAGATTGCCCAATTGCTTGCTGATGCGGGGGTGGTTCCGAACGGCGGCGCGTCTGATGAGGCGAGTGTTATGGTGTGCCCGTCGTGCGGCCACGTCTTTTAAGTGATTGTAATGCAGTAAATGAATAATCTGTGGTATAATAAGCACATATATACGAATGCCGCTCGCGGTGTCTCACCACCCAGCGGCGCTACGCCTGTCAAGGAGGCGCAGATGACCACTATACCACGGTTCTATGTCTATGTGCTGGCGCGTCCGAACGGCAAGCCCTTTTATGTCGGCAAGGGAACGGGTGATCGTATCGTCCGTCACGAAGTTGAGGCGCGCAACGGTCACAAGTGCCATAAGTGCAACATCATTCGTAAAATCTGGGCATCGGGCGGCGAAGTCCAGCGCTACACGGTTTTAACCACCGACGACGAACAAGAGGCGCTCGATTACGAGGTTACGCTGATTGCGCTCTTTGGGGCTAGCACGCTGGCGAACCAAACGAGCGGCGGTGAGTCTGGCACGCTCTCGGATGAGGCCCGCGCGAAAGTATCGGCGGCGTTGCGCGGCGTGTGGAAGCGACCCGAATACCGCGCGCTGCGTAGTGCTCAGTCAAAGGCCGCGCTCGCTACGCCAGAGGCACGCGAGCGATTAAGCGCCGCTCTCAAGAAGGCGTTAAGCGACCCCGAATATCGCGCCCGCCGTAGCGCGGAACGCAAACAGTATTTCAGCGACCCCGAAAACCGGCGCCGTCTTTCGGAGATAACAAAGAAGGCCAGCAACACGCCAGAGGCAAAAGCGAACCATGCAGCGGCGCAGCGCCGCGAGTGGGCAGACCCCGACAAGCGCGCAAAGAGGCAACAGAACATCAGCGCGGCGGCATCCACGCCTAAAGCAAAAGAGCGCTCCAAAGACCGACAAGCGGCGTTGTGGGCAGACCCCGAATGGCGCGAGCGAACAAAGGCCGCTATCAACAGCCCTGAAGCGCGGGCGCGTAAAAGCGCGGCGTGTAAGGCGAAATGGCAAGAGCCGGGGCACGCGGAGAAAGTAGCCGCCGGGCGTCGTGCTGCGCGAGAGGCGAAGGCAGCCAAGCTAAAAGCCGAAAAATCGCCATATGAAGACTGAGCGCTATACCGCCGAACAAGTCATCAGCAGCCTACACGAAGCAAAGGGTATGATCACCCTTGCCGCGCGTAGGCTCGACTGTCACCCCGATACGGTACGCAGTTATGTGCGGCGGTATCCGACCGTGGCCGATGCGCTCCGAGAGGAACGGGAAGGCTTTCTTGACATAGCGGAGCTTGCCCTTATGCGCGCGGTGCAAGGCGGCGAGTCGTGGGCCGTCGCTTTTGCGCTCAAAACAATCGGGCGCGATCGGGGCTATGTCGAGACGACGCGCAATCTGAACCTGAACCTGACACCCGCCGATATTGAGAAGCTAGACGATGCTGAACTCGACGATACCTACAAGCGACTTATTGACGCTCATAGCCGTTGAACGTGAGCGACGACGGCGAGCGCGAGCGAAGGCCGGCGGCGCGGCGCCTGTCGTGCCGTTCCCCGCGTGGCTGTTCGATACGTCGCCGTCCTATCGGTGGGATTGGCCGCATATGCGCTATATTCAACAGGCGCTAGAGGCCGTATCGAGCGGCGCGCTCATGCGCCTGATGCTCTTTCTCCCACCCCGGCATGGCAAAAGCGAGTGCGTGACCGTGCGCTACCCGGTATGGCGGTTAGAGCAGAACCCAGAGCTACGGGTTATTGTCGGCGCCTATAATCAGACACTCGCCAGCAGCTTTAGTCGCAAGGCGCGTAAGATAGCACAGGGACGATTCCCGCTCTCCCAGGAGCGCACGGCGGTTGAGGATTGGCAGACGCCGGCGGGCGGGGGTATCCGCGCGGCTGGCGTCGGCGCGGGTGTAACCGGGCGCGGCGCCGACCTGGTTATCATTGACGACCCGGTAAAGAACCGTGAGGAAGCCGAGAGCGCGGCCTATCGAGATCGGGTGTGGGAGTGGTATACCGACGACCTGTATACCCGATTAGAGCCCGGTGCGGCGCTGATTCTTATCATGACCCGCTGGCACGAAGACGACCTGGCCGGGCGTATCCTGACAAGCGAGCGTGCGTCCGACTGGCATATCATCAGCCTGCCCGCGTTCGCGGAAGAGCACGACCCGCTTGGGCGCGAGCCCGGCGCGGCGCTCTGCCCAGAGCGCTACGACGAAGCCGCGCTTGGGGCTATCCGTGAGGTACTCGGCACGCGCTCATTTACGGCGCTCTATCAGCAGCGACCCCAGCCCGCAGAGGGCGCGCTTTTCAAGAGGACGTGGTTCAATATCGTTGACCACGCGCCGGATGGCTTGCAGTGGGTGAGGTACTACGACCTAGCCGCGAGTGTCAAAACCACCGCCGACTACACATGTTGCGCTGCTGCCGCGCTAGGGGATGATGGCGTACTCTATATACGCGACATGATACGCGGTCGGTGGGAGTGGCCGGACGCAAAGAAGATTATTACTCAGACGATGCAGCATGAGCCACATACGCAACACGCGATCGAGGAAGCGATGCACGGCCTTGCGGCATTACAGGAGCTACACCGCGACCCGGCGCTCATCAATATCTCGTTGCGCGGCGTGCGGGTGGATAAGGATAAGGTGAGCCGTGCGCTACCGTGGGCAGCTAGAGCCGAGGCGGGCAAGGTCGCACTTGTACGGGGCGCATGGATACCCGCATTTATAGACGAGATCTGCCAGTTCCCCCAGGGCGCCCATGATGACCAGATCGACACGATTAGCGGGGGCGTTCAGATGCTTGGCCGTGGCAGTAACAGCGCAGTAGGGGCGTTCATCTAGGAGCAAACCCATGATAGGCACCGTCTTCAACCGCAACGTACTTCACCGCCTCGGCGACGCCATCAACGCATGGAAGGGCTTGCCTACGCCCAGTCAGCTCTACCCGCCGCAGATCAACATGCAAGGCGGTTTTATAAGTTTTCCGGGCTGGGAACGGCTCGAACGAGAAGGCGGCGCGCGTGACGAGCGCAACGTCAGGAAGGCGCTCCAATCCCCCACCGTCTTCGCGAACGTGCAGGCTATCGCGAACGAGATAGCATCAGCCGAGCTTATCGTCAAAGAGCGTGTGAACGACACGCTAGAGGACGTAGACAATCACCCGCTGGAACTGCTGTGGGAAGCGCCGAACCCGCACATGGGCCGCTCGTTCCTGATGAGCTATTGGGCCTGGTCGTACACGCTCGCATCCCGCGCCTATCTCTACTGGCTCCCCGCGCAAGGTGAGATACAAGAGCTGTGGCCTATCCCGCCCTTCATGATACGCCCGCTGCCCTCGGCGCAGGACTTCATCGGCGGCTATGCGTTCAAGGCCCGTCCCGACACCGACCCGATCCTCATCCCCGCCGAGTACATCACATATTCTCATAGCGTCAACCTGTTCGACATACGCGACGGCCTATCGTTCCTCGCCGCCGCGATGGTCGACATCAACAGCGAGATAGCGGAGTCCGAATGGAACATGAACTTCTTCAGCGAGCAAAACGGTATACCCGATGGGTTGATCGGGGTCAATAAAGACACGCTTGATAGCGACCTGATGACCATCAGGCAGCAGCTGAAGGACTTCTTTGGGGGCACGCGCCGCGGCGTCGCCGTCGCGCGAGCAACCGAATTAACCTATACACCCTTTGGCCGCTCGCAAAAAGATGTGGAGTTCAAGGAGGGGCTGAATATCGCGTCCCAACGCATCGGGCGCGCGATGGGCTTCCCTGATGGCTACTGGTCAGACATCGCGAATAAGGCCAATGCCGAGGCCGCCAGAGCCACGATGATAGCCGGCGCGGTGTGGCCGCTGCTCGTCCGTCTGCACGAGGACATGAACGCGGGCGTGGTCAAGCGCTGGTACGGTGAGCAGTACCGCTGTGAGTTCAAGGACATCCGGCCCGAAGACCGCACGCTCGTGCTGAAAGAGCTTGACGCGCACAAGACGCATTGGACGATTGACGAGCTGCGAGAGGCCGACGGCAAGGATCCGATCGGCGACGTGCGCGGGAGTATGCTCGTGGCCGAACTCGCGAAAGGCATCGCGACCCCCGCGAGCAAACCTAGCCAGATGACCGAAGACTACCTGGCGGAACAAGAGGCTAGTCTACCGCCCGAAGAGGAAGCGGCCCCGCCCGATGAGACACTACCGCCCGATGCTGTACTACCGGCACAGGCGCCGCCGATAGGCGAAGCGCCGGCAGGGGGAGGCGGCGTCCCTGAAGGCGTACCAGAAGGGGAGCCGGTGAAGGCGCTGAAGGCCTGCCCATCCTGCGGCGAGACATCTCCCGATGATGCCGTATTCTGCATTGGCTGTGCAAAGCGGTTCTCTCGTAACCGGGATGAGGATATAGCGCTGTGGGGGCGCAAGGCGACCAAAGCGCTACGGGCGGGCAAGAGCGCCGCTGTACGGTTCGAGAGCACCAGCATACCCGCCGACGAGCACGCACGCATTAGCGCGGCGCTGGTGAAGGCACAGACGGCAACGGATGTGGCGCAGGCATTCAAGGCGACGGACGAAACCGACAGCCTGATTGATACCGAGTGGGACGCGGCGAAGGAGTGGGCGAAGGCAGCGGCGAAAGGGGGCGACGATGGACGGAACCGATAAGGTCTTTGCCGTCGGGCTTGCGTGCATCGCGGTCATCGTCGCCGTCGGCCTGATTGCGCTGGTGCTGCTTGCCCGCTGACCCCGCCCGCATCAGCGCTCTCATGAGCGACGCCATCGCCAGCGCCACGACCGCGTACACCGACGGCGGCTCACTCCGGGCATACGAGAAAGAGATGCAGCGCATCATCGCGCGCGGCCACAGCGCGGCGTGGCTGGCGGGCACGTCGGAGCGGATGGGCATCCCGCTTGATAGCCCGCTCTTGTCGCAGAGCCGCTTGAGTAGGGCGGAGCGGGCCGATATTAAGGCGTTGGTGAGTAGCCAGCTGGAGTACCTGAAGGGCTTCACGGACGCGGCGGGGGATATGTCGCCGGAAGCGGTAGCGGCGCGGGCTAACCTTTATGCCGGCGCAACCAGAGCGAGCTACTACAAGAGCGCGACTGAGGCCGATTTGCCTTGCTATCCTGGGGGCTGCCCGTCATGCTATGGCCGATGCCGTTGCGATCTTGAGACGCGCGACGACGGGATACACTGGATATGCCTAGACGATCCATCCTCTTGCTCCGATTGTGTCGAGCGGGGGAATACCTGGACACCTTACGCGGGGGGTGGCGAATGAGAGTCCTTCCTGACTATGACCGGATGCTCGCGGATACGCAGCAAGACATTCTTAGCGAGATAGAGGATTTCTGCATCATCTTCGGGACGGACGCGCTACCGGCGCTGCGCGACTATATCGCTCGCGCCACAAAGGATTGGACAGCGCGCCCCGATTACGCGCTCGTTGAGGACACGCCAAATGATTGACACCCTCTGGACTATCTTCACCGCTACCCTGCTCATCGCGGGTATCGCCGTGCTGTGGGTGATTATCATCGCGCTGATGATTTCCGCAGCGCAGCAGGCGAGGAGACGACTATGAACCCGATAGCGGCGCTCCAAAAGGAGCTTGACGTGCTACAGGCGCAGTACGGTACGGTTCGCGGGCTTGTTGCTTTTGGGCCGCGCTACCTGAGCATGGGTACGGCGCCGTTTATCGGCACGGATGCGGAGCGCGCGGCGATTGCCCGCGCGACCGCTATTCTGAGTGAGATTAAGATGCGCCTCAAGCACGCGGGGCTGCGTCACAAGACAAGCTCGGTAGCGCATGGGGGCCACCGATGAACGAACAAGAACTACGCGCCGTCATGTACAGCGCCGTTGCCGTCGCCGTAAAGGAACTGAGCGACGCAGAGCTAGCCGGGCTGAACCTTACCGTGCAACTCGGCGGCGACCCGCGCGATAAGCCGTGGTACGAAAAGGTCAAGTACCTGTTCGACCAGGACAACGGCATGAAGATGCACGAAGAAACAAAGGCCGCGCTCGTGGCGGTCGTGCTGAAACGGCTAAACGGCTGATAGGGCTAAAGGTTAAAATCGATGTGGCCGACGCGCTCGCCGCGCTCTCGCGGGTCGAGGCGCGCGCGCTCGAAAAGGCGATTACGAACAAGGTAGCGGACGAGATTATCCTACCGCGTCTTGCCAAGTACCCGTCGCCATCGGGCAAGAAGATGCAATTCGTCTCAGAGCGCCAGCGCCGGTTCGTGATGGCCTCTATTCGCAGCGGGGCGATCAGCGTGCCGTACCACCGCAGCGGGGCGCTAGGGCGGTCGTGGGTCAAGCAACCGCTGAACGGCGGGATGGCGATTGTCTCGCGGCTTGCCTACGCGCCGTATGTCGTGGGCGATGGCGAGCAGGCGGCATACCACCGGGGCACGTGGGATACTCTTGATACTCTTGCGGATGAAATATCGGATGACGTTCAGCATGCCGCCATCGCAGCGGTAGAGGATTTAATCGGGAGTGCGGGGCCATGAAAAATGCGTTTATGTCCGGTCTTGGAACAGTGGCGTACTCCCCGTTCGCCCCGCCCAGGCCGAACTTTGACGACGTGATTGATATTTACTACTCAGCTCATCAGCCGTCCGAGCGGGAGTGGGTTATCGGGCGCGCGACGTGGATACACCTTCTGAAACTGAAGGACGCGAACGGGCGCTATATGGTTCCTGCTACATTCGTTGATGAGCCGTTATCGTTGATGGGCCGTCCCGTTCGTATCACCGACGATGAGCCGAACGCGCTGCGCTTTGCTCTACCGGGCGACAGCGCAGCGACCGGCGCAACCGAGCGGCTACACGCGCTCTGCCACTCGTGTGATACGGAGCTACCGCCCGGCGCGGCGTATTGTATCAAGTGCGGGCACCCTGTTGAGCAGGAGCGCTAGGCATTGACTACTACATCGCAGCAAAACATTGACCCCCATGCTATAATGAAGCCAGCGCATACCGAGCGCGAGAAGGCGCTGCGCGTGCGTGAGGCGTGGCTGGCGCTACTCAGAGCGTGGGAGGATATGTACGACCTTCCCCGCGCGGTACCGACACGACGGGAGAAAGAGGGATGACCGGCGCCGACATCCTACAGCGCGCCGTCGAGATACTGTCTCGCGGGCCGCTCACCGAGCCCGATCGTAACCACGGCCCGTTCTGTCCGTGGTGTGCGTGCGCTGATGCAAAGAGCCAACTTGAGGACGAGGAAGAGTTGAACGTCGCGCTCAGTCTTATGGGCTTCTACGATTGGCCGCTTGTCGAGGCGCGCATGGCGCTCACCCGCTGGAATGGCGTTGACGTACTTGCTCTTGACCAGGCAGCGGCGATTGACATACTCGTTCAGGCACAGCAGGAATTACATGACGTGAGAAAGAAGGTTGATGACCTACCAGGATTACATCGATAAGCTCATCCGCGAGCAGCACGAGTGCCTTGCCGCGCTGTCTGAGTTCGGCCCCGATGTGACACTGGAGACGGACGGTAATGGATTATGGTTTGTGCGTGCGGTCGTGGGCGGTATCGGGTCGCTCGTTCAGGCGAGTAGCCCGACGAAAGCCGTTCGCTCGCTGATTGCTCTGCGCGACGAGCAGTGGCGATGACCCTACCACCACCATCAACGCCAATCGCCGAAGCGCTTGATAGCCTGCACTTGACCGCAGACGAGCGGGCGGCGTGCCTCGCGCTCACGGGCGTTCGCACGCTGGGAGACTTGATAACGGTCGTCGGGTTAGGCGAGGTCAAGAGCGCGTCTCTCGCGGGCAAGCTGGCGAAGGCGCTAGGGGTTGACGCGCCGAAGGTAAGACTTGATGAAGCCGCCCAAGGTTGAGGTGACGCGGGGCACGCCAGCTAAGACGAAGTTTATCCCGGCGCTCGACTACAGTGAGGGCCGCATTGTACGGCGGCTTCGGGCGGAGTTCTCTCTTGAGACTGAGCACGCGACGATCGAGGGGACCTACGTAACAGTTCAGGACTTACGTGACGCGCTACGCGAGCTGCTACGGCTGCTAGAGAGCCAATAACCTAACGTAAAGGCGTATAGCATACGCCGTTATAGCCATCGGTCAAGTATCGGGGGCGGTTTATCAAAGCCTGTAATGGGCCGCGATGAACCGCCCCTTTTGTTATGTCGAAATAGGCCAAAGAAAAGGCCGCCGTTGCCAGTGACAAGCAGGCGCGGGCGGCGAGGACAGACTACCACTAACAGTGTAGCACGTGAGCCTCGCCGCTGTCAAGCACAACTATATGCCACAACCGACTATCAAGGCGAATATGGGTGGGGGCGGCGACGTTCACGCGCACGCGGGCGGGCAGATTAGCGGCGGGCTGTATCGCGGCGGTACGGGCCAATTCCAGGCCGGCCCCGCCGCGCAGTTACAGCAGCGCCTTGCGGCTATTCGAGCGAAGCGCGTCGCCGGCAAGAAGAAGGGCAAGGGCGCAGGGGCGCGGCATGCCTCGCCCAAGAAGACACCCGCCGATAGAGCAAAGGCGAAGACCGAGGCGCGGGCGGCGACGCTGGGCAAGCTCGGTATCGACACAGGCGCACAGGCCGCGCTGTCTGGGCTGGCGTCGGGGAAGCAGCCGGATGCACAGTCGCTTGACCGTGGCGGCTTGCTCGCGGCGGGGCTGGTCGAGCAGAGCACGACCGACGATAGTTACCGGCTCACTCAGGCGGGGCGCAGTCTGCTCAGAGCGGCGGGCGCGGGCGATGCCGGGCGAGCCGGTGACATCATCAGCGGCGCGCGGGAGAAGCTGAAGACCCGCACGGGCAAGCAAGCCGCCGCGCGGCAAAAGAAGCAGGCGCGAGCGGCGCGAGTAGCAAAGCGAGCGAAGGCAAAGGCCAAGCCCAAGGCCGCTACGAAGCCACCAGCGGCCCGCACAGCGCCGATAAAGCCAGAACCGATAGCGCCTAAGACAGCGCCGGTTACGCCCGATACAACCGCGCCTATCGCGCCCGCCATCGGGCGCAAGCGACAGACAACAAAAGGAACAGACATGTTTGATTATGCCGCTATCAACACGAACCTACTTGCCCATGCCGAGGCCCTGGCCGAACTGCTTGACGACGACGGCGCTATCAAGGCCGGCGCGCGCCACAGCGGGAGTGACAATAAACTCATCCAAGCGATCTACGACAGCGCGGAAGACATCTGCGAACTGGCCGAGGCGCTAGGCGCGACGGTCGTTGATGAGGCGGATGAGGGAGAGGACGCGGGCGATATGGGTGAGAGCGTTGGGCACGAGGGCGCGCCGGTGGAGGGGAAGGCGGCAGAGGATACAAGCGAAGAGCAAGAGGTATACGGCATGGTCGGTGATGCGGTCAAGGCGCTGGCGGGTGATGAGATCGGCGGATACGCCGTGCGCTTCGGTTCCGAGACAGAGCCTGACATCTCGCACATGCGCGACTATTTCACAAAGGATACGCAGTACTGGCTTTCCGCATGGGATAAGCGCCCGATGCTCTACCATCACGCGCAAGACGAGAGCACCGCCGACGCGCCCGTAATCGGGACGTGGAACAAAGCGACGGTTGATGATGTCGGGGTGTTCTTATCTGGGCAGCTCGACAGAGCGCACAAATATCATGCGGCTATCAAGGAACTTGTCAGGCGCGGCGTGCTGCGGATGAGTAGTGATAGTGCCCCCCATCTCGTCCTGCGTGCTACCAAAGCGGGGGGTGTGCACGAGGTTCGTAGGTGGCCCATTTTAGCTTGTTCACTCACCCCTGTTCCGGCTGAACCCCGGCTGAACCCCGTCGAACTCAAGGCAATCCTCGCCGAACTCGGCGATGTTGCGATAGATGACAACCCAGAGGCAACGGACGGCCCGGCCCGCGAAAGTGCTGACGAGCAGAAGGCGGCAGAGGACGAACGTTTGCGACGGTTGCACTCCCTTTCAATCGAGCTAGACCTACTACAACTGGAGGCAACAATCGCATGAGCGACATCCAAACGCTCATCAAGGAAAGCCGCGATCTCATTCTCGCTGGCGACCTTGACGGAGCGACCAAGAAGAAAGACCAAGCGCTGGCGCTAAAGGCGTTGGACGATGAGATCAAGAGCAAGCGCCTTGATTTCGCGCCGCCCCCGCCCGAAGCCGACGCGCCCGCAGAGACGACAACCGACATCGCTACGAAGTCCTGGTATGGCCGGCAGTACGGCGACGCGGGCACGGCGATGGACCAGGTCATGACCGAACTCTACGGCCAGGACCATCGCAAGTTCGCATGGGCCAAGAGCGCCGATTTCGTGCGCTATATCCGGTCTGGGCAGGCTGATGCACGGCTTCATCGCTCGTTGGTGTTCAGCCCGAAGCAGGTCGAAGGATTCCTTCAGCTCGGTATGAGTGTCGCTGAACTCAAAGCCACTCAACTCGAGAGTCAAGACGTTTTAGGCGGCTACTTAGTCCCAGAGGATTTTCGTGACCAGATGATCCAGCGCATGCTCGGTATGGTCGCGATGCGCCAGCTCGCCGAGGTGATGACCACGACCAGCGACCGCGTGACGATGCCGGTGTCAACCGGCGGGGATGACCAGTACACCGGCGCGGTTCGGTGGACGAAGGTTGACGAGGCGCCGACCGGCGTCGAGGCCGCCACGGGCGCGACCTACGGCCAGGTGACGATACCCGTCCATGTCATCATGGGCAGCGTCGCCATCAGCAAGAACCTGCTGGAAGACACCCAGGGCGCGCTGTCCATCCTGCCGCAACTGACGCGGCAGTTCGCCGACAGTCTCTCGATATTCGAGGACATTCAATTCCTGGTCGGTAACGGCGTCGGCGGGCCACAGGGCATCCTGGCGAACGCCACAACCGGCGGGCCGTACACCTACAGCTACGGCACGGTCAATACTCAGAACTCAGGCGGGGCCACGTCGCTTACCGCCGACGGCTTTAAGAACATGCCGTACCAGATCGCTAGCCAGTACCGCAACGCGGGGGCCAAGTGGCTGATGGCGCGTGGCACCGTGCGCGTGCTGCGCACCCTGAAAGACGGCCAGGGTAACTACCTGTGGGCCGATCGCGACCAGCAGCTCCTACTCGGACAGCAGCCGAAGCTTGAGGGCTACGACATCGCCGAGACTGAGACGCTAACCGGCCCGACATCGGCGAACGTGACGACCTACACCGCGAGCGTGTATCCGGTCGTGTTCATCACCAAGGGCGCGTACCAGATTATCGATAAGGTCGGGATGGACATCCAGCGCTACGACGACAGCACGACCGCGAAGAGCAACCAGGTGGTACTCGTCGCTCGACGGCGCCTCGGCGGACAGCTGCTATCTCCGTGGGGCGTGGCAGTTATGAAAGTTAGTGCATAGAAAGGAGATGTAGCAATGCCAGTTCACAACCTCGGAGAAAACATCTCCGTCTTGACACTCAACGCAGGGACATTCACGACCGCGCAGAACGCGGGCGGGACGGCGGCGGGTGTCGTACAGGCCGGCTTGTACGAGCAGCATCTTGTCGCGTACTTCGGGACGTTCTGCAACAACGGCACCATCAACGCCTACGGCTGCACGAACAGCGCCGGGTCAAACCCGGTGGTGCTCGCGACGCTGAACGTCGGCAGCGCCGACGCGACCTACAAGATGGGCTGGGCCGGTATCATGGTCAAGTCAGACGCGCTCAACAAGTTGCAGGGCGGCACGCTGCAAAGCGGTACGCAGTTCACGCACCTGGCCGCCTGCGGGACGTGCGAGAGCGGCGGGACGTGGCGCGGCGCGCTGGTGATTATCAGTACTGGGCTGCGGAACGCGCCGGCAGGCACGAATAACGCCGTCGCGCTCGGTAGCGTGCTGGTCTGAAAGGGAGGTAAGGCATGTCCGATCCAACTTTTCAGACGCCGATCTACAGCCGGAATAAGGGCAGTACGCAGACCGTCGATACCGGCGGCTCCGTGCAAGTCCTGTCCGGCGGCTCAATCCAGAGCGCCGGGGTTATCAGCGTCGCGTCGGGCGGCATCATCAACGTCCTGTCGGGCGGTACGCTGAACGTTCTCGCGGGCGGGTCAATCCAGAACGCCGGCGGGAACTCGAATAGCGGCAGCCAGGTCTTTAGCGGCAGCGTGTCGGTGACAGGGGTTATCGGCGCGCCGGCCATCACGCTTGGCGGCACCATCGGCAAATGGGCCTTTGGTACGACCTCGCTCGCGTCGGCTGTCGGGACTCTCGGTATACCGGGGTTCACACGAGTATTCGCGGCAACAGCGAATAGCATCCTTGGCGAGGCGTCCGGCGCTGGCTCGACAACGACCGTTCAGATTGACCTCTCGCTGGCGGCAGCGGGGTCGATTATCTTCCACACATCTATCGGCACACTCCCGGCGGTCGTCGGTGGGACGGTGAGTTGGGCGGCCTTTGGGACTTGATAGACTTCACGGACTAACGGACGATTGGGGCTGGCGCCACAAAGCGCCAGCCCCGTATCGGAAGGAGGGGCACGATATATCGTGCCACCAACATGGCAATCTACGGCAATAATCCAATTGAAACCTACACCTTGACCATCGGCAGCGCGGGGTCGTTCAGCGGCTCGGTCTTCCTGAACGGCAACGGCATCATTGGCATCGGCAACGCCGGAACCTGGACGGCATCGAATCTGACCTTCCAGACGACGCTCGGCTCATCCCCCGCGCCGGACGCGGGCGGTACGTGGGTGCGTATCTCGCCAGTAGGGGCAGGGTCGGAGTGGACGCTACCGGCGGGCAGTCTCGCGTCAGGGACGGGCTACTACCCGATACCGGCGACTGATTTACCGTCGCTGTATTGGGTGCGGGCGGTGTCCGGCGGCAGCGCGGGCGGGACGCTGCAAGCGCAGTCTGTAGCGCTCGTCCTTTTCACGCGCCCCCTTTAGGGCGTCCTAATGCGGAATACGCTATAATGGGTCATCATCTACTAACGCTGCTGACGCATCGTGACCAGTTCCGCTACGCGGCGAAGGTCAAGGGGATAGCGTCGGCGAACCTGATTGCCTACTGGCCGTTGGCCGAGCCGTCGGGTACGACCATCGTAGACGAGAGCGGCAACGCCTATAACGGCGCTTATACCGCCATCACGCTCGGCGCGGCGGGCATTGGCGACGGGAGAAGCGCGGCGACGTTCGACGGCTCGACCAGCCTGGGGAATGTCTACGGCGCGTCTTTTGCGGCGGCGTTCAACAACCAGACGCTCACGGCGGCGTTGTGGGTGCGCCAGAGCGACGCGGCATCGACCGTCAAGCGCGCGCTGAATATCGGTGCTGACGACAGCAACCGCATCCTGCTTCAGCGCAACTCGACGCAGCAACTCCAGTTCTATTATATTGCCGGCGGAACGCAGAAGTTCACCTCTACCGCTTACGCGACGACGACATGGGTGCACGTGGCGATTACGGTCACGAAGCCTGGGGATGCGGTCATCATCTATGTTTCAGGCGTGCAATCCGGCGCGACCCAGACCAGCCTCGGCGTCTGGAGTGGCGCGCTCGCGGCGACCCGCTGCGTTATTGGCGCGAACGATACGACACCCACGCTGGTATGGCCGGGACAGGAGGCGCACGTCGCCATCTGGAACACGGTACTGACCGCCGCGCAAATCGCGCAACTCGCGAGTATAGGATAACGATATGGGGCGCTACGTCGCAACTACTACCGTCTTAGCTTACCTGTTCGGCACGAGCGGGACGATTGCGGGCGGGGGCGGGACTATCAGCGGCGACCAGCAGTCGCTTATCGGGACGTGCATCAACAACGCCGAGGCCGCGATAGACAGCTACACCCGGCGCAACTTCGCGGGCACGGGAGGGACGGCTTTCTATTCAAGGTATTTTCAGGACAGGGTACGAGATAAGGCGTTCTATCTTGACCAGGACTTGTACAGCCTCACGTCGATTACGAACGGCAACGGGCAGACGATACCGACGGGTAGCGCGTGGCTAGAGCCAAGGAACGCGGGGCCGCCCTATCGTATCGTGAGACTGCATAGCGCCTATGTCTATACCTGGAGCACCGATAGCGATATTCAGTTCGTCGGGACGTGGGGCTTTTCAACGGTTGCGCCTAACGACGTTCAGATGGCGGCGCTTAGGTACTCCGCTCATCTCTACCGCCAGAAAGACAGTTCCGGCCCCGACAACTCAGCAGGCTTTCCAGAGGCGGGGCAAACGCAAACGCCAGAGGGGATGCCGTCGGATGTGCGCTGGCTTCTGTCGCCATATCGGAGCAGATCGGGCGGGATCGTCTAGACCTGTGATATAATGCCGCGCCATGTCGGAGATGCGGGTAGGGCATGCAGCCCCGCCGCGAATGAGAGTCCAATCCTCATTCGCGTAGTGTAACGGCAACATACCGGCGCGGATTATGGGGGCTGGTGCTGGCACTTGCCACCTACAACACGGCGGCTGGCGGGGGCACGCTAGGTGACATTACTTAGTCACTGAAACCATAACTAGCCGGTTCGACTCCGGCCCGCCGTGACCAGACCGCCGGGGCCGCTCTAAGCCAAGACCTATGGTCTAGAGGGCGAGAACGCCGGACGCCGGATACGGTAACCGGCACCTAACTTTATAGCCATCGGTCATCGATCGGGGGCGCATCACGCGAGCCTGTCAGGGGCATCGCGGATGCGCCCCCTTTGCGTTGGCGGCGTATTGCATACGCCTGCGCGCGTAGGGGGCGCGCAAAACGCATGGACATCGAGCGCTTCCTAAAGCTTCTCAAAACAGACTTCTACCTGTGGGGATCGCTGTTCGCCTACCCGCGCGACGCCTCCCGCTACTGCGCCGTGCTCGATAAAATCCAGGCGATGACAACCCCTAGCACCATGCACCTCATCAACCGCGCCGTCGCCTGTCTTGAGGGTGACGAGTGCTACCTGGAGACGGGCACATGGCGCGGGGGCACGTTCATCGGCGCGCTGCTGGGGAATGCCGGCGCGCGCGGGTACGCGATAGACGATGACAGCATGAATGACCACGACAAGGACGAGCGGGTAAGCCGGGACGTGTGGGCCGAGAACGTTATAGCGTTCGGCCTTGCGGAGCGCGCGACGTATATCGAGGCGCCCGTACCCGACGTGTGGAATTATCACGAGATAACCGACGGCTATCCGGTGGGGGTGTACTTATTTGACGGCGACAAGAGCACGGCGGCGCGGGCGCTGGAGGGGCTGTACGGGGTTGTGCCGCTCCTCGCTGAGCGCGCCATCATCATCCTCGACGACGCGAACGAGATGCAGATACGGCTCGCCAGTCACGCATTCACCAGGAAGCACCCGAACGCGGTGACGCTGATTGACATGCCGACGCCGGGCAACTGCTGGCCGGGGTTCTGGAATGGGTTCCAGGTGATTGCGTGGACTGAATAACGACAGCGCGCGGCTAGGCCCGCAAGGGCTGAACGGGTATCCCCCTTCTACCCGCCGCGCGCTAATCGAGGGGGATGGGCGTATGCAATACGCCCGAACAAGGGGGCTTCGTGCCACAGACGAAACGAAAGATACCGAAGTCGAAGCTGTCAGGCGTCGGCACAACGGCGGTGAACCTCATAACGACTGAGCCGGGCGCGCTCCTTAGTCGGACGCGCCACAAGCCGAAGCCACACACGAACGGCGTCAAGCCGCCCGCTACGGGGCTTAGGTGCATCATAGCCTCAGATGCTCCGTGGAGCACAAGTGGCTACGCAAATCAAGTAGCCCTACTCGCCCCCCGCCTTGCCGCGCTCGGTCACGAGGTTGCACTGCTGGCGACGTTCGGGTTACACGGCGGCGTGCGCGAGTGGAACGGGCTCCGGGTCTACCCCGGCGGGGCGGATGCGTTCGCCAACGACGTGATACGCTCATCGGCGCTCGATTGGCAGGCCGATATTGTCATCACGCTCAAGGATAGCTTCGTCTTTCAACCGAAGGCGTTCGAGGGGCTGCGGTGGGTAGGTTTAGTGCCGTGCGACCACGAGCCGGCGCCGCCCGCCGTGTGCGACGTGGTCAGACATATGTACCGGCCCGTGGCCTACGCGCCGAACGGCTACCGCGAACTGCGCGCCGCTGGCTTCGATCCACTTTTCGCGCCCCACGGTTACGACCCGAAGCTGTTCAACCCGCAGCCCAAAGCCGAGGCGCGCAAGTTCCTGGGTATCCCTGACGACGTGTTCTTAGTTGGCACCGTCGCCGTCAATCGCGGCGGGATACCGAGCCGCAAGGCGTGGCCGCAAAACCTGGAGGCGTTCGCGCTGTTCGCCAAGGACAAGCCGAACGTGCGCTACTTTCTGCACACGAACCTCTGTACGGATGGGTTCGAGGGTGGGGTCAATCTCCCGGTGCTCTGCGGGCAGCTCGGCATCGCGGATAAGATTATCTTTTGTGACCAGGAGAGGTACAAAGCGGGGTTCCCCGATGTCTATCTGCATGCGCTCTACTGCGCCTTTGACGTGCTGAACGCCGTAAGCCTGGGGGAAGGGTTTGGGATACCGGCGCTTGAAGCACAAGGCTGTGGCTGCCCGGTCATCACGTCGGACTTCGCGGCACAGCGTGACCTCAACTTCGCGGGCTGGAAGGTAGAGCGCGGGTTAAAGTTCTACGACGGGCAGGGGAGCTGGACATTCATTCCCGAACCTGCGGCGATAGCAGAGGCGATGGAGCAAGCCTATCGTGAGCTTACGGTTTATGAATGGCCGAACTTCCGTGAGGACGTGCAGGCCCGCGCGCTAGCCGGCGCCGCTGACTACGCCATCGATACGGTGGTTGAGCGCTATTGGAGGCCGGCGCTAGCGGAGATACAGGCGCAGATAGCGAACGAGGCCAGCCGGGGCGTGCTGCGGATTATCCGAAGGGAGGAGGTTTTCTTATGATAGAAGAACCGCGCTGCTATGCTTGTGGCGCGCCTATAAGCACAGAGGATAGTACGCTGTGGGCTATCCGTGTCACGTTTCGTGACGCAAACGATAACCTGTGCAACTATGATTTTACGGTTGCCGACGACAGCCACATGGCGATTAGCTACCTGAACGGCATGTATCATCGCGGGTTCTTCGCTCGCACAGAACCGGACCTAAGCTATATGCACGTTATTCCGGCATCGCGCGTTGCGAGCATCCTTGTGACGCCAGCGGAGAAGCCCCATGCCGACGATTAGTGTAGTGGCCTGCTGCGGATAATCCGCAGGGAGGGAGTCCTAGGATGAAGGACTGGTTTAGCGTTTCATGGAAGTATGACGGGGTAGAGCACTCTATTGTCGGTATGCCCGCGCTGCTTATTATCCTGTCGTTGTTCCTCGTGTTCGGTCTAGGCGTGCTGTCGCTCGTAAGCGTCGCCGCCCACTTGATCGGGGGCGCGTAGTGGATATATCCGTAGTCACATGCTGGAGCGGGTCAACTGGCGATTTGCTCGGCGACTTCTTCCCCGCCGTTCAGGGCGCAGAAGTAGTGACGGTCAACAACGCCGCGTCAGAGGACACGACACAACTGCTTGACCAGATGCACGAGCAAATCGGCGGGCGGCATATTAAGAACGCGACGAACCTCGGCTTCGCGGCGGGCAACAACCAGGGCTATGCGCTCGCGGGCGGGGATATTATCGTCTTCCTCAACTCCGACATCGCGGGCGACGCGCGCTTCTTGCGCGCCGTCGCCGCTGACGTGCGAGACGGCGCGCTGTACGGCCCGTCGCTCGGACAGCAACTTGTCGCCGGGCGCTGGCTACCGTATGTCGAGGGCTGGTGTATCGCGGCGACGCGGGCCACGTGGGAGAAGGTAGGTGTATTCTGGGACGAGAGCGGCGTACCGCCCGAAGATATTACGATGCCGATGTTCTTCCCGTGGGACGCCGCTGCCTACCCT